TTCCATATGACTTACATGATATTCAAGTTGGTGCTTTATTTATAATACCTAGTGGAATAGATAATACAAAAGGAAGATTATTTAGGGTAGTTGATTTATCAGTTGGAATAGTTTATCCAGCATCAATTACTTGCAAATTAGTTCCTGAATGGGAAGATGCTTATACTCCGACACAAAATGAGTTTAAACATACTTCATTTAATTTACTTAATAATGAAGATACTGAAAATATTTAAAGGAGAGTTGAATGAAATTTTTACTCGAAGCAGAAGCTGTTGAAGTTGAAAGAGATTTCAACTCTGAAGATGAACTTGCAAAACAAGCATGGAAAGATAAATATAGAAAAGAAAGAATTGCTAACAAAGACAAAAGTGGTCCTGAATTATTAAAATTAAAAACTGCTATTGAGAATGAAAATTATGATGGCAGACGCTATGAAGAAATGCAAGGTGCTGAGAGAAATGATTTCATTCTAGATGTTATCAACTCTGCTTCTAATAAGAACACTTTAAGTAAAGCAAGACTTTCAGTAGTAAATGCAATTAAAAATTCAAATTGGGATGAAAATGTTGTTAAATATTTAAGCAATTTACCTAATAATATTGAAGTATCAAATCCTATAGTAGAATTAACAACTAATTTAATTTTAGATAATAAAATAGATTATGAAAAAAGTAAAGACTGGTTAAATAATTCAAGTGTTTATGATAGAAAAGAAAATGAAGCACTATACACAATTAAAGCACTTGCTCTTTTAGATAATGATAAGTTAACAACAACATCAACTGGAAAATTATTTAAAAGTGATTTAACAGTCGATAAACTTAAAGATGGAAATACTTTCTTTAATGCAGATAAAATAAAAGATATACTTAATGCTGAAACAAATCCAGAAGCAACCGTAGAAAAAGCATCAAGTAGAAGTGGTAGCAGTGGAAAACGAGATGAAATAAAAAAAGTTTTAAAAGACAATAATGTTCAAACAAGTGAGACACAGGTTGATAAGACAATAGATACCACAGAAGAATTAGTAAAAGAAGATTTGATTTCAGCACTTACTGGATTTGGATTAGACAAAAAGAAAGCAACTCAACTAGTTGCTGATAATTATACAAATGACAAAACTTTTGAAGACTTATTAAGAGATTTGTTGAGAGGTTTAGGTCGTGGAGCTTAATTTAAATTTAGAGTATCTTCCAGAAGATGAGAGAAAACCTTTTTGTGAATATATTATAGAGCAGATAAAAACCTTAATAGGTCAATCAAGAGAACAATCAAGATACAAAGCAATGGAAGAATATTTATATTCAAATAAGTTAATTGATTGGGTACAAAACAATAATCAATATATTTCAGTGTATGACTTATATAGATTAGCAGCAAACAACTTAAAGATAAAAGAGATAGATAAAGAAAACTATGAAATATCAATAAACCCAAATGAAAATATACCAAATTCATATACAATACTTTATTCAATAATATCTTTATTAGAATATGGAACTTTATCTATCAGAAAGTGTGGAACATTTACAGAAACACTTGAGTTTATTGCTAAAAACTTAGATACATATTATCAGAAATTCTTAATGGAGGCAAATAAATGAGTGTAACTTTATATGATGATGCTCTATTAAGAAAATTTAAGTTTTGGATAAAAGATAACACTTTAACAGTTTTAGGAGTTAATGAATCAACTGATTTATTTAAATATAGATTAGACCAAAGTAATGATAAACCTTTACAACTACCAATTATTGCATTGTCAAGAGAACCAAGTTTTACAATGACATCTACAACAAAACAACCTATGACATATGATGGACTTAAAGTAGAGAGTAAAGGTGGAAAAACAAATCAATTAAATGCAGTACCAATAGTACTTAAATATCAGTTAGATATATATACTAGATATGAAAATGAAGGTCAAGAATATGTAAGGAATTTTATATTTAATTTAATTAACTACCCAATGGTAGCAATAGAAGTTCCTTATAATGATTCTAAACTTATAATGAATGGTTATATACATTTAGATACTACTGTAAGTGATAACTCAGATATACCTGAAAGATTGATTAGAGATCAGTTTAGGAGACAGACAATATCATTTACTTTAGATGCTAAATTATATGATTATAGAGCATATGAAAATTGGAAAATTGACTGCTGTAGTTCAAGAGTATTATTACCAGAAGATGAACTAGAGATGGCAGAAAATTCAATAGATGTTAAAATGGAATAGGAGAAAATAAAGAATGCCAAAAATAACAATTAGTGAAGTAGATTTAACTGTAAATAATGCTATTGATGTAACAGAGAATATTGTATTTGTGCCAGGTATGTCTACAAAAGATGTGGCAACAGAACCAAAACTTTATAGGTCAGTAGATGCTTTTATAGCAGACTTTGGGGATAAACCATATAAATTTGTAAATGCACAAACAGATGGTGGTCAAGTAACCTATCTTGCTGCTGGTGAATATGAAAGATCTTATATTTATGCTTTAGAATTATTAAATATGGGAGTTTCAGTTTATTTCTATAATGTAGTTAAAATAGACTCAGAAGATGATAGTCTTTCAGTTAACAACTTTTATAGTAAACTGACCGATAGTAATAATAATGCATTTCAACCAGTTATTGATAAATGGTTATATAACATTAAATTTATTACTTCTGGTGGTTATGCATCAATATTAAACACAGCAGACTCTAATTCATATGGAATATTACAAACAATGTTAATGGCAGCAGCAGTCAGAGCAGATGCTATAGCATTAATAGATGTTCCAGATAATGAAACAGTTTTAACAACTCACACAAATATAAATGCAAATATTAGTGAAGAAGATTATATAATCAACTCTGTAACTAGTAATGCTTGCAAATTAAAATTTAATGCTGATGGAAAAAGAAAAGAAGAAAGTACATTAAAATATGGTTCAATAATTGCACCATGTGGTGTATTTGAATTAAAAGAAGCACACTTACTTATAGAAAAAGTTAATGGAACAAATCAGATAAAAATGGTTGGTTCATTCGGATATTTATTAGCATTAGCAAATTCAGTAAATGTTCAAAAGAATCCAGACTACTTTGCAATAGCAGGTGTTACAAGAGGATATGTGCCACACCTTAAATCATTAGTTAATGAACCAACAGGTGCTGATATTGAAGCAGTTGAAACAAAAGATAGTGGAAAGATTTCAATAAATCCTATAGTCAAAGTTCAACCAAATTTCGGTTATTGTCTTTGGGGAAATAGAACATTATTCCCAAATCCACCAGCGGATTTAGCAGCAAGTTCATTCTTAAATATAAGACTAATGTCATCGGATGTTAAGAAAATTATCTATGCTGCTTGCAAGAAATACACATTTGAAACAAATAGCACAGAATTATGGTTAAATTTCAAATCAGAGGTTGAACCAATATTAGAAAAGATGGTTGCTAATGGTGCACTAGAAGATTATGAGTTGTTAAAACAAAAATCTACAGAAAAAGCAACATTATCAGTTTATGTAAAACTTGTTACTCAATATGCTATTGAGGACTTTGATATAACAATTGCACTTACAGATAGCACTGTTGAGGAAGCATTATAAAAAGGAGAATATAAATGGATAATACAAGAACAGATATAAGTGCATATCACATTGCAGCAAACCCAGATTTATTTGAAGTGCAAAAAAGTAATGCCTTTAAATTTATTGTAACAGGACTTGACAACCTAGTTAACCCTATCACTGGAGAAGCAATAACAAATGCAGCAGATGTATTAAAACAATCAGCATTTAGTTTTGACCCACCTTCATTTGCACAACAACCAATTGAAGTAAGAATGGGAAATACAGTTTCAAAAACTGCAGGAACTCCAGTATTCTCAGATGGAACATTAAGTTTGCATGATTTTGTTGGTGTTGATACCTATGATGTGTTATATGCTTGGCAAGCTTTATCATTTAACATTAAGACTGGAAGAGTTGGTTTAGCAGGAGAGTATAAGAAAACAGCATACTTATTAGAATATACAACTGATTTCTCTAAAGTAGTTAGAGTATGGAAATT